AAACATCACGGCTGGTACACTTACTGGTAGAACTGTTCGAACATCGTCAACCAACACTCGTGTTGAGTTGTCAAACGGTAACCAGATAAGTTTCTTCAACGGTGGACAGGTTGGCACGATTGGACCTATAGGCGTAGGTGGTTCCGGGCTCATGTTATCCGGTACGTCTGGTACAGGCTATCCGTATTTCTATGCCGGTAACGGCCGTGACTCTATGTTCATCGACGGTAACCGCGGCATTGGTATTACTCCGGGAAACACCGTTCTAGCCGGCTCTGTGCGTTTTACAACAACTGTTACTGTGTCTGACCTTGCAGGCTCAAGTACTCGCATGGTTGTTGCCCGCGGCGACGGTACACTTGCGACACAAGCTATTGGCTCTGGCCCAACAGGTCCTCGCGGTTTGCCCGGTCCTCCAGGTCCTCCAGGTCCTCGCGGTTTGCCCGGTCCTCCTTCAGACGGTCGTCTAAAGACAGCCGTAAACCCAACCCCGCTGGGTCTTGACTTTATCAACAAGCTGCGCCCGGTATCGTTTACCTGGAAAACCGATGGTCAATCGAATGTGCAATATGGTCTTATTGCCCAGGAGGTTGAGGAGGTTTTTAGCGCACGAGGCGTCCAAAAGTACGGTCTTGTCTATCGTGACGGAGAAAAATATACTGGTAATGATAGTGATGACAAGACCCCTATCCGTAAGGTTGACTACTATCAGTTTATCTCTCCGCTAATCAAGTCAGTTCAAGAACTCGCCCTGCGGGTAGAGATACTAGAAAGAAAGGTGCTATAATGGCAGAAACGACTTACGAGGTGGAATGGGTTGCTCTTGAACCAATCGAGCACCCTGACAAAAAGATTCCAATGATTGCTCGTGTAATCTGGCTAGACGGAGACGAGGTTGCACGAGGGTACCCAGACCATAAGGAAGTAACCGCGGCGTATCCTCAAGTAATCGAGGCGTACTTTGACCAGCTCAAGATTTTCTTCTCGCAGCTATCTACCTGGATGGACGAGCAGACAGAGTTTACTAGGGCGCAACAGATACAATTTGCATTCATTGGAATGATGGTAAATGACTACCATAGAAAGTTTGACAATGATATTGATTGGACAGGAACGCTACTTTACTAGTGTTTATAGAAAAGGATTTGATATTATGAACCATAACGACGCTACGACAAGAAAGATAAAACATGCTTGAGGTACGAGATGGTACTCGAACACTACAGTTCAACGGTACTCTACTTGCTGAGTCTTCTTCCTGGAGATACGGCTCGTATCGTTGGATAGAGTTTGAACTATACAAGACCGAGAATGGTTCATATATTCTTTCTCGTATAGGCGTTTCACTAGTTTACCATGGCGCAGCCTGCCCACTGGTAAAACGTTATGGACTAACAGAGATTGCAAGTAGTGGCGCTGATGAAGATGCACAGCCTTGTGAGACATGTAACCCGACACTTGATGCGCCTATTGTGTTCCCCGAGAAAGACAGATACTGGGCGCAGGTTAGCGAGGAGCCAGACGCAGTACTTGAGGCGTTATATAAGTACGACCAAGGTGGTGCTCGGTACCTCACCAGGGTCGCTGAGAGGCTACTAGACGAAGCGTCTGATAAGGACAGTGGTATCGAAAAGGTTTACCGGATAGAGTTTATATCGTAAAAAGTCGCACCCTCCTGATATAATAAGTAACCAAACGACAAAAGGACGCAGCATGTTTATCGTGATTGAAGGCACAGACGCCTCAGGCAAGTCAACACTCATTGAGGCAATCAATGAGGAACTTGTTTCTCGTTATGGCATTGACCAAATTGCCCGGTTTCACAAGGGCAAGCCCGAGGAGCCAACGCGCCGCTGGGTACTAAAGGATTACGTAACCTCAATTGAGAAACAAAACTGGTTTCGGTTTATTGCCCTATCTGACAGATGGCACTGGGGCGAGGTTACCTACGCACCTAAGTATCGCCCTGAAACAAACAAGGATGGATACGGGCTGCTAGGCCAGGCTGGATGGCGCTGGGTTGAGCTATTTTTACAGTCCCGTGGTGTTGCCCAACATTGGCTTTATCAACCTCTAGAGGTCATTCAAGCGCGTCTAGAGGCACGCGGAGATGAGTTCGTAAAGGTCGACGACCTAGCCGAAATACTAGACCAATATCATGTTGCCGCGAAGTACTCAGTCCTTACTGGAGTGTACAGCCCAAAGGCTGAAAGCCTACAGGAAGTAGATGCCTTAGCGTCTATAATCATAGACAACGCAATTGCAGTCGAGGATAACGCCCGTAAGCTTGAGCTGTTTCCTTACTACATTGGAAGCCCTAACCCACGCGTCTTACTTGTAGGCGATGAGCGAAACATTGTAAAACGTTACGGCGAAGAGACTAAGCTTCCTTTTATGCCAGTTGATGGCAACTGCGCGGAGTATTTACTTACTTCTCTTCCAGAAGAACTTTGGCAGGACGTCGGAATCATCAACATAAATGACGGAGACAATAAAAACTCCTTCAACGCGCTGTGGCAGACACTAGGCTTTCCAAGTATCGCTGTCTTAGGTCGTTTGGCCGAGAAGACACTATCTAAGCTTCCCGTTGATGAGCGCTACTACACCGTCTTGCCTCACCCGCAATACGTGCGCAGGTTCTTCAATAGAACCAAGGAAGAGTACGGACAGGCAATCAAAAGGGTTGCTGACGGAATTGACAAGAAAGAAGAACAATGGATACTGCGATAATCAACATACCTGATGGTGTCAACGGATACGTTGACCTCGTAAAGCACGTGCTCGAGCACGGCAAGGAAACTGCACCACGTGGGATGAAGACCCGTGAGATTGAGGATGCGATTATTCGCATTGACGACGTGTATAACACGCTGCCTCTCAATGTAAATCGTGGAACGGTACCAGGAATTGGCGCCGTTGAGGCTTGCCAGCTTGTCTCTGGCACAAGCTTCCCTGACCTTGTAATTGCGGTAGGCCCGCAGTTCGCAAACTACGCTGAGGACAATGGCGTGTTTCATGGCGCCTATGGCCCACGCACAAACGGGCAGTACGACGTCGTTATTGACAGGCTAAAGTCAGACCCAGATTCGCGGCAGGCAGTTGTAACCATCTGGAACCCGCAGTATGACCTGCAGCCGCAAAAGCGCGACTACCCTTGCACCGTGTTACACCAGTTTAGAATTCGCGACAATAAGCTGAACATGAGCGTGTACATGCGCTCAAACGATGTTTGGCTTGGTGCTGCCTACGACTTCTTCCAGTTCACCAGAGTACAAATTGCAATGGCTTCCGTGCTTGGCATTGAGCCTGGCAAGTACGCTCATCACGTTGGTTCACTACACATCTACGAAGAGCACTACACGTCCGCTGATAAGCTGAAGCACACGGACAAAAAAGTCGAGATTCCAGTGTTCACTGGCAGGACCTGGAACGAGGTAAAGTCGTCTGCGTTCCTGCCAATGCAGTCCGTTGTAAACGACAACATGTATGACCGTCTCACTGACAGCGAGAAGTGGTATGCAGACTCCATGAAAAAGGCAGTCAAGAACAACATTGACAAAAAGGATAAGGCTGATGTGGAAAAGAAGTAACTCAACGGATGAGATGAGTCCACTAAGAGCGACCTGTGTTCAACTTCACGAGATGTTTACTGAACTCAAGGGAGCGGGCTTTACACGCAAGGACGCGATACACCTCATTGGAATGATGATTACGCACGGTATGGCAGAAGGTATGGACGAGCAAGAGGACGGAGACTAGATATGCAAACCACCCGTCCGTCATGGGATACGACCTGGATGGATATCGCAGAAATTATAGCTAAACGCTCGCGCTGCACGCGCGCTCAGGTTGGTGCTGTTGTTGTCTCTAAGAACCAACGCATTTGCGCAACAGGATACAACGGCCCTTCTGCTAACTGGCCACATCAGACAGACTGTGTTGAGTGGTGTGAACGTGCGCAAGGAAAAACACCTTTAGATAACACATACGACTCCTGTCCCTCGATTCATGCTGAAGCTAATGCGCTTCTGTATGTTGACAGGTCACAGGTCGAGGGTGGGACAATCTATGTCACTGGTGCGTGCTGCATGCAGTGTGCAAAGCTAGTCTCAAACTCAGGGATAAATAAAGTAGTGATGAAAATAAGAGAAATAGACGTGCACAGAAAGCCAGAGCTTGTAATAGAATATCTACGCAGGTGCATGGTAGATGTCACTACCGTAGGAGGCGAAGCACATGACAACCAATAATATGCAGGACGTGCAGCTTCACCTCGTTGATAGCGTTGAGAAGGCCGAAGAGTTTCTATCTTGGTTAGGGCAACGACGACCGCTCAATGCTATCTCCATTGACACAGAAACAGGTGAGTTGCCAGGGGGGAAGCGCACCGACGCGTTTTCTCCCTGGCACGGCCAGCTTCGTCTCGTGCAGGTTGGTGATGGCATGCAAGGCTGGTCAATACCATGGAACGAATGGTCTGGTGTTTTTTACCAGGCTATGGACAAGTTTGACGGACAGATAATCTGTCACAACATAGCCTTCGAGGCTCGCTGGTTTGCCGTTCATTCCCGCTGGAACATTCCCTGGGAGCGAGCTCATGACACAATGATTATGGCGCACATCATTGACCCACTCGGTTCCGGTGCACTAAAACGTCTTGCAGCGCTACATGTCGATGGCAGGTCAGTTGCATTACAGGACACACTTGACCAAGAGTTTTCTAAGAACGGCTGGACATGGGGAACTGTTCCCATAAACTTTGAACCATATTGGTCGTATGGCGCACTTGATACTGTCCTAACGACGCGTCTTTGGGAGAAGTTCTATGACCAGTGCGGTCCTGAAGGCGCGTACCATAGACCATACGAACTTGAAATGGCAACACGTAAAATTGTCACACGCATGGAACTCAACGGTGCACGTATCGACCTAGAGTATTCAAAGCGTAAGTTTGACGAGCTAACTGCATACACGGAGCAAGTAAAAGCCTGGGCAAAGACTCAATATGATGGCGTGTCAATCACAAGCAACATTCAACTTGTAAGGTTGCTTGAGAAACTTGGCGCAGAGATATATGAGTATACCCCGTCGGGACAAAAGTCCGCAAGCAAGGACCAGCTCAAGATGCTTACCATTGACGGCAATAACGAAGAGGTAAAGAACCTTGCCGCCACGGTTTTGAAACAACGTAAGGCAGACAAGCTTGCCAATACATACTTCAAGAACTTTATTGAGGATAACGTTGATGGTCTAGTTCACCCGTCGGTAAAGACATTGGGTGCACGCACAAGTCGTATGTCCATTACCGCTCCTGCCCTTCAAACCCTGCCTAAGGGTGATGATGTGGTACGTCGTGCGTTTATCCCTAAGGATAAGGACCACGTGATTATCACGTCCGACCTTGACCAGGTTGAGTTCCGCATGTTTGCGTCGCTGTCCGGCGACACCAATCTAATTGAGCTGTTCAATAATGCTGACAAGATTGGCTCTGACCCTTTCACTGAGATTGGTCGTCAGGTTTACCAGGACCCAACTATGCAAAAGTCAGATAAGCGTCGTAATCTTATCAAGGGTGTTGTTTATGGTCGTCTATACGGTGCAGGCGTCGCGAAACAGGCGCTTACTGCCGGTGTTGCAAAAAAACAGATGCAGTCAGTGTCTGATTCCTTTGACACGAACTACCCGGGAATGGCATACTTCCAAAAACAGATTGAGGACGCTGGTATGCGTCGTCTAAGGGCAGAGGGTCAAGGGTACGTGTACACGTGGACTGGACGCCGTATTCCTTGTGACGAGGATAGGGTGTATACATTGGTCAACTATCTTATTCAAGGTGGAGCAGCCGAGGTGTTCAAGTCTAATCTTGTGAAGCTTGACCAGGCTGACCTAACAGACCTTCTTATTGTTCCCGTGCACGATGAGATTGTTCTAAATGCCCCACGCAATGACGCACAGGAGATTTCAAGAATAGTGAAGGAATGTATGACAACGACAGAAGGTTGGGCAGTTCCATTGACGTCTGGCATTGATGGTCCTATGGAAACTTGGGGAGACAAGTACTAATGAGAATAATTCTTTCGGTAGACCCTGGTAAGGCGACGGGGATGGCGTGCTTTTCGTATGAGCAAGGTGAAGAGCCTGAGATGTTGTGGTCGGGTGAGTTCCAACAAGATGAATACGCTGCACCGATACGCAAGGTTCTAGTGGAGTACCCGGACGCTGAGATTGTCTGCGAAAGATTTACGATAAACGCTCAGACAGTAAAAAACTCACAGGCTCCGTTTAGCTTAGAGCAGATTGGTATCCTCAAGCAGTGCATGCTTGACGCTGGACGAAACACCGATGATATATACTTCCAGTCACCTGCCGATGCAAAAGCCATGTTTGCCAATGACAAGCTAAAGAAGCTTGAGTACTGGCACCGTGGAGGTGAGGGCCATGCTTTAGATGCAGTGCGTCATGGGCTTCTGCGTCTTGTAAAGTCCGGCTGGGTCCCTAGAAGACTACTTACATGATAATATAGATACTAAGCAAAAAAAGTAAAACATTTTTGTAAAAACTTGATAGTATGAATACATAACGACGAGAGGACAAAATCTGGTGTATGCCGGTGTAGAGCTCGATGATTCGGGCAAATCAATCATTATTGATGCAGAATGGCGCTACAAGGAGCTTTGCAAAAGCTTGCCTGGTGCCAAGTGGGACTCTAAGTCGCAACAATGGCGCGTGCCTACCTCGTGGGCAACATGTCTTGCGCTACGCGCAACCTTCAAGGAATCGCTTGTTATCGGTCCTAAGTTAGGCAACTGGGCTGCCAATGAATTAGCCACACGTATTACCCCGGCAAATACGCTTAGGTCGCTAGAGAGCCTCGAGGACCCCTCTAATGAGGACCTATTTCCCCACCAGAGAGCTGGCGTAGAATTTCTTACAACTGCACGACGCGCCTTGCTTGCTGACGAACCGGGGCTAGGTAAAACAGCACAGGCAATCCGCGCGCTGAAAAAATTGCATGAAAGTGGCGAGGAAGTATTCCCTGCGCTTATCGTTTGCCCGAACACGTTGAAAAAGAACTGGGCACGTGAGTTTGCACGCTGGTGGCCGGAGGTACCAACAACCGTGGTCAAGGGTTCGGCAGCTCAAAGGCGTAAGTTGTTTGAGGACCCGTCAGGCGTATTGATTATCAACTGGGAATCTCTACGCTCGCACTCAAGGCTTGCACCATACGGTTCTGTAGCGCTTGCGCGATGCACACAATGCGGTGGACATGACGAGAAGGTTTCAGAGAATCGCTGCGAGGTCCACATCCGTGAGCTAAACACGATTGACTTCAAGGCAGTCGTTGCAGATGAGATTCACAGGTCAAAGGAGCCTAAGTCAAAACAGTCACGCGCGCTATGGGCTGCCACTGGTAATGCTGATATTCGTATGGCGCTAACAGGTACGCCTATCGCAAACAACGTTCTTGACCTTTGGGCAATCCTTCACTGGCTAAGCCCTGAGGAATGGCCAAGCAAGACCCGCTGGATTGACCGCATGGTAAACACAATGATGAACGCATTTGGCGGCATGGTTGTGCTTGGTGTCAAGCCGCACATGCAGGCAGAGTTTGATGCAACCATTCAACCTCGTATGCGACGCATGTTGAAGAAGGTAGTTCTGCCTTGGCTGCCTGACATGATGTTTGAACGCCGGGACGTTGAGATGTCTACAAAGCAGGCAAAGGCTTATAAGCAAATGCGTGAACTAATGATTGCTGAGCTTGAGAACGGCGAGGCAATAACAGCGCCAAGCCCACTCACGCAGACAACACGCCTATTGCAGTTTGCAAGTTCATACGCTGAGATGAGTGTCAACGAAGAAACAGGTGAAACAAAGGCAAAGCTAGTTGCCCCGTCCTGTAAGGTCGATGCGCTTATGGACGACATCAAAAACGGAGACTTCGGTGAAGACAGCGTTGCAGTTTGTGCTGTTTCGCGGCAGCTCATCGAGATTTTTTCTGAGGCGCTTACTAAGGCTAAGATTGCTCATGGTTTGATTACAGGCGCCCAGGACGAAGACGAACGCCAACAGGCTGTCGACGATTTTCAATCAGGCAAGACTAAGTGGATTCTTTTCACTGCGCAAGCTGGTGGTGTTGGTATTACACTTACAGCAGCGCGACGACTTGTGATGCTACAGCGACCTTGGTCGCTCGTGGACCATAAACAAGCACTTGACCGTGTTCACCGTATTGGGTCAGAGATTCACGACTCAATCATTGTGACGGATTACGTCACTGAAGGCACGATTGAGGAACGAGTACTTCAGGTACTTGAAACAAAGGCAGATAACTTCGAGGAAATTGTTAGAGACAAGGACCAGTTGCTTTCACTACTAAAGGACGACAAGGCAGGTAAATTATGACAAAACTAGATGGACCATTACGTATTTCTAACTCAGAGATACAGACGTTCAAGGACTGTAGAAGAAAGTGGTGGCTAAGCTACTACCGTCGACTTCGGCCAAGGACTGAAAACAAAACAGGTGCCCTGGCACTTGGTTCACGCGTTCACGCGGCACTTGACGACTACTACTCAAAAGGCACACCTCTTCTTGAGGCACACAGCTCTTGGGTTGAAAAAGACCGTCAGGCTTTGATTGATTCAATGCGTGATACGTCTGACCTAGACAGCGAGGCTGAACTTGGCCGCATCATGCTTGAGGGTTACCTTGACTGGGTTGAGGAAAACGGCATAGACGCCGAGCTCGAGATGATTAGCACCGAGGAAATTATCTCAATGCCGTTGTTCGATGGCAAGGTTGAGCTCCAAGGCAAGATTGATATGCGTGTTCGTCGCAAGGCTGATGGCGTGCGTATGTTCCGCGACTTCAAGACTGTTGGTGGTTCTTTCACTGACTTTACACAACTGGCTCACATGAACGAGCAGATTCTTACATACATGATGCTGGAAACCGCGCAGAACAAAGAAGGCGAACGTTCCGAGGGTGGTATATTCACAATGCTAAAGAAGGTGAAGCGTTCAGCAAATGCACGCCCGCCTTTCTATGAGCAAATGGAAGTTCGCCACAACGTGTTTGCCTTACGCAACTTCTGGCAGCGTATCCACGGAACAATCGGCGACCTTCTAAGGGTGCGCGAGGCACTTGATGAAGGTGCCAATCATCAGCTTACGGTATATCCACGTCCTAGCCGGGACTGTAAATGGAAATGCCAATTCTTCTCCGTTTGCCCACTATTCGACGACGGTAGCGCTGTCGAATCGGCAATCGAAGATGCATATGTGTCAGCCGACCCATATGGTTACTACGGAAATACAGAAGAGAAGAAGGGAAGTGAGTGACGTATGTCAAATGAAGTACAGAGGTCGCTTACGATTATGGTGTATGGCGAATCAAAGGTAGGTAAATCTACCTTTGCCGTCACTGCCCCGTATCCTCGTCTCATGCTCGACGTTGAAGGTGGACACAGGTTCCTGCCTATCACTGTCAAGTATTGGGACCCTCTGCGGGAGGAGCCTCCTGTCGCAGATGGAACATGGGACACGGTAGTCGTAAATGTGCGTCAATATGACGTCGTAATAAAGACGTTTCAATGGCTGCAAACTGGTCAACACCAGTTCAAGTCCTTGATTATCGATTCCATCTCAGAGCTCCAGGTCAAGTGTATGGATTCCATCGCTGGCACGGAACAGATGAAGATGCAACAATGGGGCGAGTTGCTTCGTCACATGGGTGCGCTACTGCGTGACCTGCGTGACCTAACAATGCACCCAACTCAACCGCTTGAGGCTGTAGTACTTACAGCAATGGCACGACCTGGGCAGGATGGACGTGCGCGTCCTTACCTGCAGGGACAGCTCGCAATCCAGGCACCGTATTTCTACGATGTCCTGGGAGCAATAACCGTTGAGACCGAACCAAATCCAGACCCGTTGCAAGCACCTTTCAAGGTACGACGTATGTATGTTGAACGCACTGACGAATACGAAGCTGGAGAACGAGTTCAAGGGCGTCTCGGCAAAGTTGTCGAGCAGCGGGACCTCGGTATTGAGAGAATGTTAGATATGGTATTTGGCGAAAAAGCTGAAGCCACCAAAAGTAAGAAAGCAGCGTCCTAACCAAATCGGTTAGCGCATAACAAATAAGGAGAAACAACAGATGAGTTCACTCAACTGGGGCGACTTGGTAAAGGACGCCGGAGAAACTGGTTCATATGAGCCACTGCCAGATGGCGACTACGAGCTAAAGGTAGTAGAGGCAACCGCAAAAGTTGCGCAGTCTGGTAAAACAATGTTCGCAGTCAAGGCACAGGTTCAGGGTGGTGCGCACAACAACCGTCTCGTTTGGGACAACCTTGTTGTGACGCCAGACAGCCCAGCTGCATTGGGAATGTTCTTCCGTAAGATGGCCGCACTTGGACTGAACCGCGAGTTTTTCTCGTCCAGCCCAAGCAACGCACAGATTGAGGCTGCTCTACAGAGCCGTTCATTCCGTGGCCAGATTGGAAGTCGCACCTGGCAGGGCCAGAAAAAGAATGAAATCAAGATGTACTATGTCACTACTGCGTCAACATCTCCTGCCCCTGCTGCAGCTGCACCCGCGCCTGCACCAGCACCCGCCGCCGCACCCGCGCCTGCACCAGCACCAGCGCCTGCTGCTGCAACGGAAGCCGCGGTTGCTCCGGCACCACCTGCTGCACCGTTCTAAACACAGGGTTGTCTGGTATCATCGTCTGTGGAACACGCCACAGGCGATGATGCCGGAACCTAAGGAGAATAATGAAAATCTTGATGACAGGCTTTACAGCCTTACAGATAAACACTGAAAGACGCACGATACAGAAGATTGACGTGCCTGCGCTTATTGCAAAGGCTCTACGCGACAATGGTCACGAGGTCGATTGGCGCAAGGTCAATCCCGGCGAGGACCTTTCCTCATATGACGCGGCATGGATAAACCTAGCTCCGCTAAACTCGCTAAACGGGCGACAAGGTGCCATGGGTGCACTTTACGCCTTATCCTCAGGGCTGCCTTCAGTTGGATTTTTTGACGACTGGCAGTTCAACACAGTTTTCAATGGTGCAAAGGCAATGGTAAAAAAGCCAGAGATGCTTTACAAGCACCTTCTTGTCGGAACAGAATATCGTGGAGACGAGAGCGCCACACACTTTAGCCGTGCAAGTATCGAGGAAGCCGTGGCTAGAATCGAGGCACGTGACCCAGAGGCGGCACGGAAATGCTATATTGAGCGTTACTACATGATGGACAGTGACGAATCAGTAAAGCCTTGGGAGAAACGTCTATGGCAGGCAGCAGCGGACATGCTGGATGCTCGATGGACAGCAGGCATGGTTCCTGTATGTCCAATGTACGGGTTTGGCGATAGGTCAATCGTGCGTAAGCGTATGCCTTCAGTTGTGGGTGCCATAGAAGCCCTAGACCCAACCAGTGTGACCTTCGATATCGTCAATGCGGTAACACCTGCCCCTGCTCAGGAGAAGGAACGTGCGTGGGTTCTAGGCGCACTGATGCCACACGATGGTTGGCTAATGAAGAAGGGTCCAGAGTGGCCCGTCGAATTTGTAGGCAGTCGCAAGCTAGTTCGTACACTTGGAGGACACCGTCTTGATACAGAGCAAGATGTCCTTGAGTTTTACAATACTCGCTGGGGCATTCTTTCTCCACCGTATCCTCACGCTGGTTCAGGCTGGTGGCGCTCAAGGTTTCTCTACGCAGCGCACGTTGGCTCTATCCTAGTGACTGATAAGGGCGAGGGTGACCCACTTGGTGACGCGTATAAGCTGACAATAAAGGACGTTGAAAAGATGAGCGATGCCGAGCTTGCTGGCACTGTAGAAGCTCAAAGGCAAGTCTTGCGTCCATACATCGGAACATACAATCAGTTCTCTGACCACGTTGAGAGAATCATTCAACGTGCCATGCGAGAGGATAAAGGTACCAAGCTAAACGCAGATGGTGTTGTCGTATGAAAAAGATATTGATTACCGGAATGTCAGCACCACAGACATCTTCCAATGGGAACCAGAGAGCTTTATCATTTGCCGGAGTTCTTAGCAAGGTTCTCACTGAGGCAGGGCACAGCGTCACAATAGAGCCGCCAAACATGAGATGGTCACAGGAATACGTAGACAGCTTTGACTCTGTGCTTGTTGGAATATCACCAATAACAAGCCTAAGCGCAAACAATGCCTATGGTGCCTTGCACGCGATAAATATGCTGTGGGGTAGTGATGCTCTTACGTTGTATATTGACGCGCCACGCCCGGTACAGATTGCAACCAGCTTACGCTCGATACAGTCAAATCCAAAGAGCCTTATCAAGTCGTTCTACTCGTTCCGTCGCGGATACAAGGACGCGGCAGTAAAGTTGCACAGCCTGCTAAACGCAGTTGACCTTTTAGCCGCAAGCAAATGGCCAACCACGCTTTACCCAGCATTGCCATGGACTAGTTTAGACAAGTTAGCGGCACAGATGCCAGAAGGTGCTAGACACTCACTTGAAGGTGTAAACCTAGACTCACATCTATTAGCACAAAATCCTCCCAAGGATGTAGACAGAGTTTCTCGTTGGGCAATCGACAATCCAAAATCAGCGTGGGTTGCTAAAAAAGCAAAGACCTTGGTCTATCCGGTTATCCCGATGAAAAGCACAAGGTTTCTATCTGACGACGATATTGAAACAACGCTGTCCCACTCTATCGGTGCGCTTATAGCACCAGATAGGGAAGGATTGTGGTGGTCTTACAGATATATGCAGTCAATGAATTCAGGCACCCCTATCGCGACTGAGTGGCGCGAGAGTGGCGTTCTAGGTGAGCCTTGGTCAGTACTTGGCTCAGCTATAGAGGCAATGTCTCAAAAGGAACGAACAAGTCTGTCCTGGGAGCAAACCTCTACCTACATGCAGGCAATTCCCGATAAGCAAGAAGCAACAAAAATTATCGAAGAGTTACTTGCTCTTCGCGAACTAACTAAGGAGAAGAAATGACGCTATTCGGTGACTGGCTGAAGCAAACACGTGAGCTACAGGTTGAAGGCTACAAAATTGACTACAGTGCAATGACAGGTGATGCCCCGGAAAAAATCAACAACCTCGTTGAGTACATGCGCTGGAACATGTTAGCTATTGACGATGAGCTTGCAGAAATGCGGCAGGCAATATCGTGGAAGCCTTGGCAGCATGACGAGCCATACGCAGACCGCGAGGAAGTTATAAAGGAAGCTGTTGACGTGTTACACTTTGTTGCAAACATCATTGTTGCTGCAGGTGGCACCGATGAAGAGCTAAACACGTATTACACTGAAAAAATGGAAAAGAACCGTCAACGGCAAATCAAGGGCTACAAGGTAAAAGACCTTGGTGTCAAGTGTGTTCTTTGTACCCGTGCTATTGATGATGTTGGCCCTGGACGACGCCCAGGTGTTTGTGCCAAGTGTGAGCCAGAAGACTGATAAGAGAGGAACAAGAAATGCCAGATGTAAATGAAGAATGGGTACGCGAACAGTTTCAAGAAGCTAAGATAAAGGTTGCCACTGGAAAGGCCGTACTAAAACTTCTTGACGCATGGTCAAAACTAGAACTAACTGAGAAGCAAGCTGCTGAGGCCGTGCAGGTTTTTAGCAAGGTTGCATTGACAATAAGTATCGTTCCCGACAAGCCAGATGAAATTTGGTTACCAGCTCAGCCGGGGTTTATAGCAATGGGTGAAGAGGTTCGCGTAAAGCCTGACGCATTCGCTGGAGAACTTGCGCCAGTACACAATGGGCGAAAAGGTAAGGTAGTTGGTGTTCGTTACGGAGACATAATTGTTCGTTCTACAGATAACAAGAAACCTTTCCTTGACGGCGCACACTATTCGCCATACATGCTTGAAAAGAGAGTAAGATGAGAACGTCAGTTGAGTTTCAGGTAACAGGCCACAACCATAAGGACATCGTCAAAAAGACCGAGGAACTTATTTCTAAGTACACGGGAATAGACGACCACGAAGAAGCCATGAAAAAGGTTGACGCTGAAATACACGCTGAACAAAACGGAGATGTATATGAGGCAAAAGTCTATGTTAGGTTGCGATAATGACTGAAGAAAATACAACACAGGCACCAAGAGTCGAGGCACTTCGAAAGGCGGCGTCTCTTATTTCTGGAGACAGAGATGCTCAGTACGGCGGACCTCAAGAGAACTTTGACCGTATCGCAAAGGTGTGGTCAGTTATCTTAGGCATAGACGTAACCAGTGAAGACGTTGCCATGTGTATGGTAGGCGTCAAGGTTGCACGATACGCGTCTAAGTCTGGGTTCCAGGCAGACACCTGGATTGACGTTGCAGGATACGCCGGATGCGGATACGAGGTTGGAGAAGCCCTAAGTTTAGCGGAAAATAGTTCTAAAAACTAGCATCCCCGTCACGCTCTAATCGCTCCAACCGGGATATAGTCCTTACAGGGACTTTATAAGGAGCGTCGTGTCAGGACATACATTTATAGATTGCAATGGGCTTGCAGGCTTTATGAGTCTGGGCTTTGTTCAGTCTGGCATGGAGATGCAGCTTCGAACTGGCACGCTAAACTTTGGAAACGCTCTTGCTGAGGTAAACCGTAAACATCTTGGAACCAAGTGGGGAACGTTCTTTTCAGACGACTCAGACGAGTGGCCAACCCACGATGTTGATGTCGTTGCTGGATGCCCACCATGTTCGGGGTGGTCGGTGTGGTCTGGCCCAGCAAACCGTGGCCCAGACGCTAAAGCCCACGAGCACACCCGTGCGTTTATGCGTTATGCCGCAAGGGTAAAGCCCAAGGTTATTGCGTTCGAGTGCGTGCAACAGGCTTACACAAGTGGTCGCGAGGTAATGGTCAAGTACCGCGACATGGTTGAGGAGCTATCCGGTAAGAGATATGACCTATACCACATTAGGCAAAACAACCTGCAGCTTGGTGGTTTTTCATATCGACCACGTTACTTCTGGGTGGCTGTAGAAGAAGGCATGCCATTTGGCGCGCAAGTTCTTCCACCCCAGAAGATGCCAAGAATTATGGACATCATTGGTGACCTTGCTGAGCTGCCAGAGACGTGGGGATACCAGAAATACAATGGTAAGCACTCAGACTTTGTAAAGCACCTGCGCTCACAGGATGGCACCGTTGACGGTCACATGGGACGAGAGACAATTCACGTTCAACGAATCCACGAACTTTTTTCCATAATTGGAAATAAGAACTGGCCAGGAAACGGGCCAATGGACCAGGCTGTCAAAAAGGCAGTTGAAATGAACGACGGTAAGTTTCCGCAGAAGTGGCTAGCAGTTGCACCACGCTATATAAGACGCAACTTCAAGCTAGGGTTCTCTCAGCCATATCGCTGGAAGGAAGACCACTGGTGCAATGTACTAACAGGCTCCGCGCTTGAGGGTGTGATTCACCCAACGCAACCGAGGTTGATAACGCACCGGGAAGCAGCGAGAATCCAAGGGCTTCCAGACGACTGGAACATTGAAGGCGCTCGCGATTATTCCAACCTGCCCGCCGTTTGGGGAAAGGCTGTTCCAGTACAAGCTGCTAGATGGCTTGGAGAAGCCATAGGAGCCGCTCTGGACGGGAAACCCAACGGTCCGCAAGGAGAACTAATCGGCGACCGCGAGTATCTTATAGAGACTGATAAGAGCTTCTCCAGGCATTACGCAAAACGAACATGGTACACCGATAAAATAGAAACGGTGGTGCCAAGTGGTTGAGAAGATAAAAAGTATCTATCCACAATGTGAGGTTTGCTGGATTGAGGAAAACAGCAAGTGGGAACCTGACAGTGTTAGTGATGACGGTAAGCTTATCGCTCGACTAACAGGTATAGCCTTACCGATGAACCCGGAGGTTGGCTCGGTAAATATCTGCTGTACGTGCGGAAACATGACAGTCGTAGGCATCTATGTTGAGAAGTTTGAAGACGAGATTCAGCACAATGTTGACCCGTTAGAGATAACGCCTTTTCAATAGGTAACAAATAACCGTTACCTGTTATAATCATAACAACAAAAAATGACGTAAGGACGTATTGAAAATGCAAACATTTATACCGCAAACAGACTCGTTCGAAAGAATAGCACGCGAGCTCGATAGCAAGCGGCTTCACAAGCAAACACTTGAGGGCTGGCAGGTTCTACTAGCATTGACAGAACTAAATCCAGCAGGCGAGCACCGCAAACCTAAGGGCTGGGTCAATCACCCGGTAGCGCACATGTGGCGTGGTCACGAAAAGCTTCTTGTATCGTACCTTGCTGCCACTTATTTCGAGTGGAAAAAACGCGGCTACAAGTCCAGCATGCTACCAAAGATTTACGGAACATACGACCGTGCGCTCGAGCTTGGCCGTATTCAAGACACAATGACAGTGCCCGGCTGGATAGCAGACCGCGATAAGTTTGAGCTAGTCGCCAAAACCCACCGCATTGCGTTGCTGCGAAAAGACTACAGCTGGTACTCCCAGTTCAAATGGCCTGAAGATACAGGAACCCGCCCGCCACACTATCAGTACCTGTGGCCCGACTCAGAAAGTAATCTATATCTCGGTACATTCAATGATTCCTAGGAGGCGCGCATATGACGCACCAAAGAACACCAGCATTAGTACTAACCGGCATTTACTTATTTGGACCAATGGTATTTCAGGAGGCTACTCCTCCAGAGATAGCTGAAATACACTCAACAGCATACTATGACGTAACACTTGGGCGCGGAGGTCCATCTGAGCAATATGTCGCAACAAACGGTAAATACCTAACTGCCTTTGAGCGAGTCCTGTTACCGGTAGGTGACAGTGGACTTGGACCTCAGGAAAAGAACCAGGAGCCAAAAGTTCCAATAATTAGGGTTGTAAACCACATGAAGGTCTCAAATACAACCTGGCCAGTGGACACTCCAGATGTTAGCAGTGACTATGGTTGGCGAACACCACCTTGTGATGACTGCAGCGCTGACCATAAAGGTGTTGACTTTGTTCCAGGTGACAATACTCCTGTCTATGCTGTTACGGACGGCCTAATTGTTGACATAGGCAGGACCGGAGGCTACGGGAACTACATGGTTATTGAGCACCTTGTCACAAACAACGAGGGCGAGCTTGAAGAGTGGGAGACCGTCTATGCTCACATGAAGGATAACTCTATTCCTGATGAGTTCATCATCGGCTCCGTTGTAAGAACCGGTGAAGAGATTGGGCGCGTCGGGAATACCGGAGTATCGACTGGTTCACACCTGCACTTTGAACTTATCATCAATGGTAAGCACGTAGACCCGTTCCCCTTGCTTGGAACACACCAGATACTTACCTTTGACCAGAAGGACGCAGCTAAATACACGTACTCCGGTGAGATACTTAGCCAGGAGACAGAAATCGTAGGATATGAGTAGTACTAGCGCATACCTATAAGATTAGGGCAAATAGGGCAAAAAGCGAGGCTCTCAGACGCCCGTAGAGACACTTTCACACTGGTACTAGGGTGTTTATACGGGCCAAAAATAGGAAATACCAGGGCTAGGGTTCACTTTTGAGTCTAACTCAAGATACAATGGATATGTGCGAGACTCTAGGATAGGCGAATGCCTTTGGCGTGAATGGACCGGTGAAGGATACGAATCCTCCCGGGATAACACCATAATTTTTTATACCGACGACCACGTTGATGTCGAACATGACGTTGTGCGCCGCGCGCTTGCGTCTGCGCTACAGCGTGATGGCTCCGCGGTTACTTTAGGTCAAGGGTACGGCGCGATTGAGGGAGCAACTATCTCTCAAGGATACGTTGGCGAGGTTGACGGTTCACGTGAGTACTATGTCTGCGACGAGGTTGGAGAAACACTCCACGGTGATTCGGTAGATAACCTCACCGCTGTGACGTGGGTTGAGGTTTTAGTTGAGTAAGAACACAGACCTAAGTTGGCAAAAAGAAGCAGTCTGTGCTAAAAAAGAGAATGCCCATCTAAGCGACTTCTTCTTTTCTACGCAGCCTGACGAAAAGTACCAGGCAAAGAACCTCTGCTTTGAATGCCCTGTCCGCAAGGACTGTCTCAAGTGGGCTTTGGAGAACCGCCAAATCTGGGGAATCTGGGGTGGCAAGGACGAGGGCGAGATTAGGCGCACGCTAAGCGTGTCGTGGAATGGCCAGGAGTCTCGTCGCCAACGTTACCCGCAATGTCCTTATTGCACGGCTCGTCCGCACAAGCTTGAAACCTTTGTTGCGCCTGTTCCTGGTGGTGGACGCTGGTCCACGATGCGGATGGTTCGTTGTACTGCCTGTGAGTTTACCTGGCGCTCAAGAACTAGCGCCAATGCTGTTGATGCCTATCACACGGACAGGAATGAACGCATAGCTCGCGCTGAGCGCAACAGGCAACGTAAGAAAGAGCAACAGGCTAAGAAAAATGCAAGAAAAACCAAGTAGCAGACTGCCAGAGTGGGTTGTTGCTCTAAAATCCATGGGGCATAGTGACTATTGGACAAAACCTAACTTAGTAGAGTTTATTGCGTTTATTGTAAAGGCAGTAATTATCATCCCCGGTCTTTTGTTTGAGGTGCAGGTTTGGTGGCTGTACATAGCCGCATTAGTTTCAAGCACCGCGCTAGTATGGTCAAGTACCGCAAAGACTTTACCTACCTTGATTTGGTTCAATATACTTTGGATTCTTCTTGCCTTAGTAGCAATAGCACGTCATTTTGTTATAGAGTAAAGATAGCAAAAGTAGCAGTTTAGAGATAGACAAATAACTACAAACATTGGAGAATAAATGAAAAATATAGAATGTAGGGTAGCCAGTAAGGGAAGTACCTACAAAGAAATTATGGAAGATATAAAGATACAGATTCAACAGTTTTTAGAAATAACTGCTGAAGAATTTGAAGAAGTGTATAAGAAGCTTGAACTAAAGGTGCACGTTGAAAAAGCGTCAGCAGAGACTCACGCCTATTGGGCAGACGCTACTTTTGTAATCAATATCTCCGAGTAAGCTGAGACTTGAACTCAGAATAATAACTAGACGCTTTATTGGTTAGCGAAAACATCTCTAGTTCTTTCTTAGACATGTCTCTGTCTATTATGTTGAGTCCTGCAAGAACCCAAGACCATCCTTGAGAAAAAGCGCCTATGAGGTCAGAGTAGTGGAGAAGACTTGGGGGTCTTGTTTTACACTTTTCAAGCGTCTCTATAACAAATTCAGTAGAGCTTTCTTCAGAGCCCATGTACTTCCAAAACTCGCTGTCTGTTCTTCCGCCTTTGTAGTGGACATTTAGAAAGTCACAGAAATCATCGTACATACCCGTAAGCTTTCTATTATAAAGTACTCTATTGTTTTCTGTGTTGGTATTTTCAAAGGATGGCGATAAAAAGTCTCCAGTAAATATAAGTAACTGCATTATTGTAGAGTGAATAGACGTTGCCTCAAGAGGCTCACTAAACGCAGCGGAAAGACCAAGGGCAAGACAGTTCTTTACCCACAATTCTTCGCTTCTACCAGAAGTAAAGTTGATAATCTTTATTGGTTCTATCTCTCTACCAACAAAGCCCTCTACTTCTTTCTTTGCATCATCGTCGCTTATTAGACTGCTATTGTACACGTAACCTGCGCCAATTCTTGTTGCCAGTGGTATGTCCCAAACCCAACCGGTGCTCAGTGCTGTTGCGGTGGTGACAGGCTCGAGCTCTCTTTTCTCATCGTAGTCCATAATGAACGGCATTGCCCTATTTACCGGAAGATACTTTTCATACGACTTCCAACCTACGTCTAACTTGCTCATAAGAACTTTGGCAAATCCGGTGCAATCTATAAAAAAGTCTCCAGTAATTGTCTCTTTTGAGTCTAAAAGAACTGATGCAATTTCTCCTTGCTCGTTTAGCAAAACTTCCTCTATCTTGGCATCAATACATCTAGTTCCATCTTTCTCGCACTGCTCTCTAAAAAACACACCGACTTTATGACCATCAAAGTGAAAGGCACCACCATACTCTAGCATTGCATGTTCATCAAAAGCCTGTCCTATTGGAGATGCTAGATGCATCTTTTCTTTTCCGTACGTTGCCATGACGTGATGGAAAAGAGAGTCTGGAGAATTTTTAGACGTGGGGCTTCCATCAAGAGGCGCAAAGTAGCTCGTGCTATCTCCTGTCCAATTAGCGTGGCGGATTCCCATCTTTCTAGTCGCGTCAGTTCTAATCGTAAAGTCATTCAAGTCTATTCCAGTATCGAAGTAGCTTCCTGCAAGCAAGTCGTAAAGTATTCCTGTAGAACCTTCGCCTGCCCCAATTATCCCGATTACAGAAGACTCGATAACTGTTATCTTGTGTAGTCCAGGCTGCACTTTTGAAATTATGTAAGCAGCAAGCCAGCCAGCTGTTCCACCACCGCAAACAACTATGTTCACTTTAGAGCTGCCTTATAGAAAGTAAGATTAGTCTCTAAGCGCTGTTTCTCTTCTACAGGAGCTATGCTAATTGCAATTTTTCCTTGCTCTACTGCCTCGGCGTTGCAACCTAGATGATAAGCTGAAATAGCCAGCATGTCGTGTGGGGTGTGACCCCAAGCCTCTTCCTCACAGAGATACTCTAGCGGCTTCTCCTTTATTGCAAGAGCTGAGCTAGCTGCGGCATAGCACTTGTCCCAGTCCTTGTTTCTGTAATAGAAAAGTGAAAGGTCAACAAACGGCTCACGACGTCCGGGCGACTCCTCAACTGCGCGCAGTGACCAGTACTCTGTCTTATCAGTCTCAATCTTCGCAAGGTACCGCATTGACGCCGCACGCTCCGGTGGCCAGACAGCACGTGGAAGACTAAGGTGGCGCTTGAACTCAATTGCAGCCTCAGCGTTTTTGCTATAGAAGTAAAGTTCACGCGCGTAATAGAACGCGTTGCGGTCATCGCTAAGGTCTTCCTCTACCGCGAACTTGAGCAGTGGGAGGTACTGTGAACGTGGCTTGCTGCTATCCGGGTGGTGGTGAATCTTGATGTCAGTCCAACCCTGAGTTTCAGCATTGTCACCGTATGTTGTTAGCACCTCATGAACCGGGTGCTTCCATCGGTAACCAAAACGTTTGTGAATCTTGTCCCCGCCATAAATTAGACCTGGGGTACCATCCTCTTTCCATGACCAGGTGTATTCGTATCGAGGTCGTGTCCAAACCTCTCTATGGGCGTCCTCGAGCCCTTTACGCCAGCCTGGGAGGATTACCTCGTCCATGTCTAACGCGATGCAGTAGTCAATGTCGGCCGGGATTGCAGCTAGCGATGCGTTGCGTGCCATGTCAAATCGCCACGGCTTGATGTTCACAGTGATGACGTTGATTCCACGCTTCTTTGCCCACTTGACGGTGTTGTCAGTTGAGCCAGTGTCCGCGATAAGAAGGTAGTCTGCCTCCTTGGCTGATTCATACCAAGCCTCGACAAATTGTTCCTCATTGAGTGCGATTGTGTATATTGCTACCCTCATGTGTCTCTCCCTATATCGTATTCGTCTCTAATTATACATCAAAGTGTTGCTCTAGTACGGTGTGGCACCACTAATACTGTTATGCGAAGTTCCCGACCAAAATCCATTAGAACTGCCGTCATAATAGGAGCCTAAGGTGGTGCCTTTTTCGACCATGACGGCATCCACGTAAAAAACGTCAGTGTTGGTTGTAGAGTTGGTGACTACACGGATAACTGCGTAGTTGGCAATACCGGTCTTTGTAAATGTACCAGAAAGACGCACCCAGTCACCTGACACAGAAAGAGCCTGAGTTCCAAAGTTTCCAGAGCTAACTGATGTCTGGCCAAGGTCCTCGTACTGTAGGTAGCGCAGGAAATAGTTTGCCGGTGCATTGCCAGCTGCTAGCTTGACGTAGGCGCTAGCTATATAGTCGCCTTCACCAAGAACAAGAGGGAACAACGCGGATTCCGTAAATGATGCAGACGAGTTATCTACTTGAAGACTCGCGCTACCAATAAATGCCTCTGACGTTGTTCGTGAGATGACCCCGCCAGCACCGCCAGTCCAACTAGCGGTATCAACCTCAAAGGTTGGGTTAGCTACTAGGTTTGTTCTGTACCCAAGTAGCCAAGGTTGGCTTGGGTCCTTTAGTTTACCGGGACCACCAACAATTCCAGCTGATAATGGCATGTTATACCAGCGCCAAGTCTCCGACAAGCAGCCACTCATTGGCTGCAATCTTTATCACAGATGCCGTTGAGTATTGTGCACGTAGCCTATTTGTTGGTGTAGAGTTTAGTGTAACACCTATGTCTCCAGCTATTGTCACCTGGCCCGCACCGTATTGCACGACGTCGATTCTTTGACCAATCACAAACTCGTCAGTGGCATCCGTTGGAATTGTAAGCTGCATTGAACTCGCGCTTGTACACCTAATCAAGTAACCAGCATCAGCCGAGGCTAGTGTAGCGCTTGTAGACTCTACAGCAATTACCTGTGCGGTGCTCCAGGTGCCTTGTGACCCTGTTGGTCCTGTTGGACCAGTTACAGATGGACCCGTTGCACCTATAGCTCCCGTTGGTCCTGTTGGACCAGGAATAATTGATGCTGCCCCTTGTGAACCTGTCGGACCTGTGGTTCCAAGCGGTCCAGTCGGACCAGTTGGACCCGTTGGGCCAGTTGGTCCACCTTCTGGGCCTGTTTCACCTGTTGGGCCAGTTGGACCAGTGACAAAAGAATCAGCGCCCGTTGGACCCGTTGGGCCGGTTGGACCTGTTGGACCAATGAAGGGTCCTGCATCTAACCACTCTGAGTTTATCTCATCCCATATATACAGGTCGTTGACGATAATGTACGCGTCGCCAATTGTACCTATTGGAACAGCAGTTTGAAGTGCGCTAAGGTCAGCATAGCTGCCTAACACAGACACTCCGCTTCCTTCAGCACCGGTTGCGCCTGTTGGTCCGGTAATTCCTTGCGGTCCAGTCGGGCCAGTTGGACCAACGGGAGCTGTTGTCGCTATAGACGCAAAAGCAGAACCAGTAAACACTCGTACAACTTCATCGTCACTATCTACCCAGATATCGCCGAGCTGAGGAAAACCTGGCTCAACGGACTGGTATGAGACGTTAGTTCGTCCTTCATTTTCGTAAAGTGCCGTTGCAGAGAAGGCGGCCAAGGCAGTGTTTGCCTGGACAAATATCTTATCGCCAACTTCTACTGAAAATCTAAAGGTCTCGAATGACTGGCCTGCTGTCATAAGAAGGTCCTGAACGATATACGCGTATGTATCAGGAGCTCCAGGCGTGCCTACTGGCTCCACATAAATTGTGACGTTTACATCGACGATACCCCTGTTTACGGCAATAACTGACGCGACGGCTGCAACATCTGATGTGGCTAATGTTGTCAAGGTATCAGCTAAAGGTGATACAGCACCTAGTCTTTTTACTGGCATGTTCTCACTCCTACAGTGCGCTCATCAGTTTGATAGTCAAGGTACCCACCATTGCCGCGTGCACGGAGCAGATGTATCTCCATGTTGACGTATTGGTGCTTGGCACTTGCCAGTATACTATTCCGCTTGTTTGCCCTTGGGCACCAGCACCAGTGGTAACGGTGCCGTTATCAGCAACATGAATAATGCCTGTTGTGATATTAGCAAATCCGGCGCCGCTGTCTTCTTGAATTTGGAAAGGGTGCGATACTGAAACATTAGTAAGGTCAAAGGCAAGGGTTGCTCCGCCAAAGGCGTATACCGTTGGGTTATCACCAGAGTAATGGCTATTGAATTGATAAGCGCTTGCTCCATTGTTTGACACATCTAAGGTCGCAATCGTGCCTATCGAGGAACCTTGTGGTCCTGTCGGACCAGCCTCACCAGCTGCGCCAGTTTCACCAATTGGGCCAGTAGGTCCTTCAGCACCAGTGGGTCCTGTCGGACCTGTAGGTCCATCGCTCGGGCCAGTTGGTCCTGTCGGTCCTGTCGGTCCTGTCGGACCAGCCTCACCATCACCAGCACCTACAAATTCCCAATCTCCAGTAGATGTTAGGAACTCAAGACGGTCAAACTCGGTGTTGAATCGTGTATAGCCAGAAATAACACCAGTTCGACGAGCAGCTGTCGTACCTCTATCAAGATACAACGTGTTGTCCGTGCCACGGATTACCTTGTTAGTGAAAGTCTGCGCGATATTCTCGCCAAGCGCAGAATCTTCCTGCTGAATAGCGTTACACGAAAACGAGGTCGTGCTCACGGAGCTTCTTACAAAAAGACTGTCACCAGCATTTACAGCAAACCTAAAAGTCTCAAAGGAGCTTCCAAGAGGGACCTCTATATTATTTGCGATATAGGCGTATTGGCTTTCCTGAATCGCGCCAGATGGAACTACCCAGATAGTTACCTTTGTCAATGGTGTTGCCGTTGCTGCTCTATTGGCCACAATGACTGAGACAAGATGTGCCGTAGAGAAGATGGCTAGTGACGTGTCAGTAATTGCAGCTGGGTTAGAAACCCCTACTCGTGTAATCGGCACCTTGGTCTCCTAAGCCTGAGCTTCTGTCCATGTTATCTTGGCAGATGTCAATGTGTCATCACCTGTCAAACGTGAAACCGCAATCGTAATGATATCTGGACCATCAGGGTAGATGCTGTCACCACCGAGGATAGAGTTTGACAACTCAAACAATGTTGAGATGTCCGCGTTGGTTGTCAGCTCGCCGCCGCTTGTTCCACCTGAAGCCTTGAAGTTGTAAACCTGGATTCCACCGGAGACGGTGTCCTGCGAGGTGTGCTCTACAATCTGTGTAAGAGACGGAGTATCCACGCCCTGGAAGTTTAGGTTGTTCAAGCGAGGGTTGATGAGCAACTTCACGTCTACAAGCTGTGTCGTGGAAATACCAATTTCCTTTAGACGCAGCTGCATTCTGTTTAGCACGTCACGGTCACCAAGTCGCCCGGTCAAACCAGAGCTAACCGATGGGCTCAAACGTAGCGAAATCAATGGCTGGTAGTTCGGCCCTGAGGTGTTGTTCAGTGACCCGTCTGGGTACAGGAAGTACGTGTACTGCACGTTACCTTGGGTTGTAAAGTTTAGCACCTCAGCGATTGCCGCACTTGGTGTCGGGGTTGATGCGACTGTGAAGCTGCCTGCTGCAGGGAACGTAAACGTTGTCGCGTCTGTAACCGTGACGGGCCCAACGTAGAACTCAGGGATATTCGCAATCACAGCACCGCTTGAGTTATACAGTCCGTACACACCGACGTTGTTGTCTCCGGTAGCGGGGATGTCGTGGTTGGCAGCAGTTACAACCGTGACGGTACCAGTTGAACGCGAAACAGTTGCGCCTAGGGTGATTGTCGCGTTCTCAGGGGTAAGGTGAATCAGGTTAGGCGAATTCACGAATACCTTGTACCGCGCGGAGTTTGTCAGGTTGAGGTATGTCTGGTTACCAATGTCCTGCGTGGCAGGGTTCTGAGTATCAAGACCACGTAGACCATTTGTCGCAATGGACTCGAACTGAACGACGTTACCCGTGCGGAAACCGTGTGTCTGAACCGTAAACAGGTCAGTCGTAAGGTTGATACCACCTGACGCGAAGGACTTCGCGGTTGTGCCTTGGGTGTTCAATGTCTGTGATGCCGCGGTAAACAGGTACGCGTTATCATCATCGAATCGACCATCCATCATCACCGAGGTGCCCCAGTGGAACAGGAACGGGATGTAGGTCGGGTTCTCAAATGTAACAACCTCGTACCTTGCGGGAAGGTTACCAGAACGGAAGTAGGATTCATACAGGTTGTTGTTGTGAACAAACTCGTGTACGTATTGAACCTGTCCATCGCTTGTCTTGAATCCGAAGCGAATCTTACCAGCACCGTACCATGAGTAGTCAATATAGACCATTTGAATACGGGAAAGGTCGAGGTTGTATCCTGTAACACCTGTTCCATCGCAAGGGTCAATCGACCATTGTGCCTGTGGAATCTTTGTATCAACCGTCTTAGTGACAATAATACCAGACTTTGCGGGTACGAACGAGTGAACCGTGGTCGTTCCAAAGCTTGACAGGTTTACGTTGCTTTCAGAGTCAGGAGACGCTGTAAGCTTGAAGTTATTATTATCAACCAAGTCAACGTAGTATGTTCTACCGTTGATTAGACCACCAATTGGTGCACCGTCAATTGAGTTGTACTCAACCGGCAGCAGGTTGCTAAATCCATGACCAATAATTTGGAATGTGTCTGTCGCGGTGGTGACAACCTCGGTTGGGTTGAACTCTTTCTCGGTGCCAGACGCTCCCTTATACTCAGGACGGACACTCAACCGTGTGTCAGAGTCAATCTGCGTTACACGGTATGACTGACCACGCAGAACAACGTAGTCTCCAACATCAATCTGCGCGGTGAACTTTGTCCCTGTACCAAACACGAGCTCTGAGCCTTGAAGAGCGGCAACTGTTCCTGCCATCTGCTGCGTTGATGAACGACGTACCGCGTAGATTTCCTGGCCGTCATACTCGTAGAACATACCGTTTTGGAAGTCAAACATTCCAGAGCGGATTGCGCCATTGCTCCATTCACGAACAAAGAACTGCGGGAACCCGTATGCTTTTGCCTCGTCACCGGACGGGACAGTGACCGCTGCATTGACTCGGAACGTTGTCAGGTCGACGACGGTTACCTGGAAGGTACCGTTATAGACTTGGCTGCTAACTCCAAAGGAGTCCTCGGCCGAGCTGATAACAACGAACAACCCGGAGACCAGACCGTGCGGGCGACGTGTCACACATGTAATCTGCGTGTCAGAGAATCTCTCCATGCTCTCGAGGTCAATCGAGGGCTTGAAGTTGATACCAGCTGATGTCTGTAAACCTTTACCTGACTGGTAACGGAAGTACTTACGAGTCTGGCGAATAATTTGACCAAGCGATGTCCCTGCACCAACTGACATCTCAACGCCACCGTCAAACGCCCTGTGCAGTGCGTAACCTTGTGGGCGAACATAGATAAACGTGGGGTAAGAGTACCCGACGTCAGTATACGCACTTGCGTAAGGACGGTCTACTGTAATCTGAATATCCGAACCAACAGCCGTAATACGACGAATAATTGGTGAGGTCGGGTTTGTGTTTATTAGGGTAAACGCGGTGCCTGTTCCCTGTGTTGTAAAGTCAAGCGCACCCGTGTTTGCAATCGCATCCGCCTCAGAGTTATGCAGTGTAATTTCTGTATCAGAGATATCGTGAACGAAGTAGTAGTACTCGTTGACAAATGGGCTTGGTGCAACTCCGCCGCCTGTTGAGAACTTCACAACGTCACCGGTCTCAAAGGTGTGTGCCTTGATAACACGGTTAGTTGTTGTGTTCACATCGGCTGCGGCAAAGGTAATTGAGTTCTCTTCGTTAGGCGGGAATAACCGGAAGCGGTCGCCAACCTTTAGCACCTTCGAGAAGGACGTACCTGAACCATTTACCAGAATTGAACCAGCCGCAACCGATACAGAACCACCACCCGTGACAGCACCGTTGATTTGTGCGGTCGTGAACGTATGCGCGATACCTGTGCCATGGCCGTCAATGTCTAGGGTAGTACCTGCGGCAGCGTTTTCAGCTGAGGTTGCAAGTCGCAGGTAGTCCCTGTTGATTGATACAACAAAGTAGTCCGAGTTATTTACGAGGCCGCCAATATCCGTTGCCGCAGCACCTTGAGAATACACGACCTTTGTGCCTGTAAGTAGACCATGTGACGGCAAGAAGAACGAGTTCAGTGTAAGGTCAATACTTGAGCGAGGGTTGAACGTCTTGAGAAGCTCTGGAACATTACCCCGTGCCACGACAGTAAACGTTGTTGCAGACGGAGTTGTTTGGATGTCATAGATACCATCAGGTGTCTTGCTCAGGGACTGTAGTGAATGCCTGCCGATTCCTTCGGGCGACTCTTCAAGGTCAACCGCAACGCCGTCATCTGCGTTCTCTGGTGTTGTCGCGAGTTTGATGTTATCGCCGTCGATAAAGATTACATAGTACGGTGTCGCGGTTGTTAGACCTGTGATGACCGTTTGGCCGCGTGAGTCATACTCGATAAGCTCACCCTGCAGGAACCCGTGTTGTGGTAGCGTAATGGTGTCATTGGCAAAGTCAAGAGAGGTGATGAGCAAGGACTGTGTTCCGGTGCCCGCTCCAGTGATATTTACGATGTTGGTTAGTGCCTTGTTTGTCGCAAGACGAATAAGACTATCGTCAACCTTTATGATGTAGTACGTAGCGTCATCTGTTAGACCAGGAATTACTGTTCCACCATTCGCGTCGTACTTGACTGCCTGACCGGATACAAATCCGTGGTTAGGTATATACAGTGTGTCTTCCAAAGGGTTGACTGTGATAAAGATAAAGCTATGGTCAGTCCCTGCACCAGGTGCAGTAAGATTTATAAAGCTAGGAGCGTCAAGCGATGTCTTTAGACGGAATCTGTTTGCATCAACCACCTGCGCGATGTAGTACGTAACATTATCTTGAAGTGGAGATATTGCAACTCCGCCTTCTCCCGCTGAATACTGGATAGGCTGGTCGACAAGGAATCCGTGGTTGTTGATTGTAATTGTATCTTGGTCAACGTTGACAATAACCTTACGCAAGGAATCTGCAGACCCTATGGAAGAAGGTGTAGTTAGATTTATTGTTGTAAAGCTTGGCGCGGGCGCAGTGCTTAGTCTAAACGAATATGCATTTACCAAGTTTACGTAGTAGATTGTTCCATTTGACAGACCGAGAGGAGGTGTGCCCGTAAAGTTGTAGTTTATCGCTTCACCGCTTGTTAGGTTGTGAGCCGTTGAACTATGGATTTGGTCGGTGCCAAAATCTATAGTAATGGGAACAAATGCGTGATAAGAACTGCCACCTGATTCAACGGCTATTATATTTGTATTATTAGCCGCGTCAAGTGCAGTCGGGTGGACACTGTTACCTGTCGTAAAGGATGAAATCAGCGTAACGCCTACAGCGCCTTCTCCTGTGTTATATACCGCTAGGTTGGTTATAGCGACACCATTGAAGGTTGAAAGAGTGTTATAGCTTCCATCAGAAGTGGCAACAAGTGATGCTGTTGGTGTTATGTAGCTACCGCCACCGCCACCGGAGCGGCTTCCTGTTGATGTACGAGCGCCAGCACCCCCGGAGTAGCCTCCAGCTCCGCCGGACTGTCCCGCAGTGTTGCCGTCAGAAGAACCAGCTCCACCAAATCCGCCGTCTCCGCCTGTACGGTTGTTGTCTACCTGCTCAAGTCCGTCACGGAATGAGCCGCCACCTTCTTCATTATTTGTATCTCCGCCTCGCGAAAGAAAACCACCACCACCAGCAGAACGACCACCAGCCGCAGAGCCACCGTTACCGTCTGTACCACCAGGTGCGCCTGTCTGTGAAAATCCACCATTTTCTGTTAGTACACCATCTCGTCCCGCAGAGCTATTAGACTCAGCTGAACCTCCACCAGCCACAAAAAGCGGCTCATTTCCTTGCTTACGAACAATCCAACTGGCTCCGCCTGAGCCTCCCCAGGTTGTTCCAGCCGCAGGTGCAGACCCGACTTGGCCAACCGCGATGGTGATAACCTCACCCTTAGTTAGATTTACTCGGCCGCGCAAGCGAGCGCCACGGCCAATTCCACCTGAGCCCGAGCCATCGTACCCAGACGCTCCACTTGCCGTAATCTCATAGACACCAGAAACAGGCACTGTCCAGTCTTGATAACCCTGGAAGTCACCTTGTGATAAGTACGCCTCGTCCCATGCTGTGGTGTAGGAGGCACGCATTTGAGCTTGCGTTGGTCCTTGTCGACCTGTAAGCCCACAGGTTGTAAAGGCGTGAGAAGTAAACGTGTATAAAGCCTGTGTACCAGCAAAAGCTGAAACAGAGATGTTCTTTATGAAGTATGTTCCTCCGTTTGTTAGCCCAGTTAGCACGTCCCCTGCGGTGTAGTATTTTACTGCCTGGTTTGACGGAGTTGATGAATCAATGTTTAGCTTATTCTCGTATACAACAGGGCTATTGAAGCTAACAGAACCGACAACTTGGTCTGTTATGTCTATCGGGTCGCCATCCGATGTTTCACTAAATCTAACATAATTTATACCGTCTGGCCTAGCAAACACGAGTGCATCGTCTGCTATATTAGTTAGCTGCCCGACTCCTTCAGAGTAGATAAACCCTGTTCCATCAGACAGTGATACAGGAATGTTTTCGGCGGCTACTCCCGCTGTGCCCTTGTAGTAGATACCGTCTTCATCTAGGTTGACGTTGGTACGTCTAAAGGTGTGAGCACCTGTGCTTCCAGCACCAGTTACGTTGATTGCCATGTTATTAGCTCACTCTCTTTTCTAAAGTTCTCGCACATAGACTGCGTGGCCATAGTACGCGCCTGAACGGTCTGCATCCCAGGTGGCCTGGCTTCTACTTGAGCCCCAGCCCCATACGTGGTGACTGAAGCGGTGATACGAACCAGCGGCGCACATTCCACTAATTCCTCCACCAATTTGTCCAGTGATTTCACTAGTAGACTGGTTTGTTGCGGCCCAACCGATTTGAGCGTTATACCAACCGCCCCATTGGCCGTCATACGTATTTCCACCAGAGCCAGTTTGACCAGTTGGCCATCCGCCAGCCATGCCTCTACCAAACGTGTTTCCGTGGCGGTCTGACCCGATTTTGAATCCGTAAAGGTTGAATCCGCGGTCGTTAGTGCCTTGTGTGTCTGAGCGCTTGTCGAGGGTTGGCGGCCAATAACCTGCACGACCGCCGAAGGTGGCAAACAGCTGCGAGTTACCTAAAGTAGTGTTTGTTGTCATAATTACGCTACGCATATTTGCAATTTGAGTATTATGGCGCCAACCAAGCCGACGTGCTTTGTCGCGGTTTGCAATAACCATCACATCGTTGAACGGGCATGCAATATAGACAGGGCTAAACGCATCGGTCCCGTTATCAAGCGCATAGTTTGTCGCATTGTTCACGAATGCTCCGTTTACCTGTGCAGCCGTGGTGAAGCCCCATCCGCCCCAGTTACCAACAAATGTTGCTCCTGAAGCAAACGGAGTACGGCTGGCTGCTCCAAAGTTGTTTGTGTCCAGTCTAAGAGCAAGCATCCAGCCGCCGCCTTCTATTGTCATATCACAGTGGACAAGGAACGGGTCACCCGTGTAGTCGTCTGGCTTTATCCAGTAGGAACCATCATCTGCACTTGGGTTGACCTGAAGAATTGCCAATGCGCTACTGGCCGCACGGGCAGGGCTGCTTCCGTCAGCGCCAATCTCAGCAGTAATATCAAAGTTGTTAGCGTCATAGACTGTCTCAACATAGTAGTAGTTTTTCTGCTCCTCGGCTGACGCAGCAGAAAACGCAGTCCCAGCGGCGGGAGGGTCGTATCTTAGAAGGTCACCTACGGTGTATCCATGGTTACGAATGTTGAAGATGTCTCTGTCAATAGAGACGCCGATGCTTTCAAACTGCTGTGTTCCAGTTCCACCAGACGGTGTAACAGCAGTACCGGCAGGGGCCGCAAGCGTTCTAAGAGTGAAGCTATATGTGTTACTTGTCCCTTGTTGAAAGAAGGTGTCAATAAAGTACGTGGTGTTATTGGCAAGACCAGTAGCTGCGGCTCCGGAAGTAGTATAAAAAACCATAGCGCCTGAGTAGAAGTTGATATCGGCTAGCCCGGAGTCAGTGACAACATTGACGAGCCCTCCTCCACTGTAAGACGTTACGGTCGCGGAGCCCGTAAGAAGTCCAGATGTTGATTGGTCATTTGCACCGTCAAACGTGAGCGGGTCTTCATTCACGATATCAATAAGTGTTTGCGTGGCTGGATTTACGTTATTACCTGCAAATATTCTTGCCTGGTTTGCAAGCTGGAAAGTTCCTGCCATAGCAGCTTGAATATCAACTGTCTCTCCGTCTGGGGTCAAGCTTACTTGAAATACCGAAGTGCCTAACGCAAGCTGGTCTGTTGTTTTTAGAAAAACAACTCCGCGGGGGTTTGTTGCAAAATAACCGGAAGAAGTGGTCACGTTGTAGTATAGAGGAGTGCCGAGAGGGCTTCCAACAAACGTTTCTGCACTGTGCGTCACGGTTATGGTGTCTGCGGCAGTGTCTGCGGTGATTATGGGACTTGTTGTTCCACCAATAACCGCGCTGTTAGAATAGTCAATTTGAACCCGCGTTAGCTCATTGGAGCCGTCAAATGTCTGCGCGGTTGCTGAGTTGGAGGAGTCAAATGACTTGGCGGCCGTGTTTGACGCTTGGAACTCTTGAGAGATTGTAGAGTTTAGATTTAGGAAGTAGAACGGCGTATTGACACCAAAGCCGTGAGTGGACTCAGTTGTAACGGTAAGAGTGGAGACAGCCTCGCCGTCTGTAATGATACCGTCACCGTCAGAGATACGCAACTGCGAGCCTTGAAAGAACTCACCGGTGATGATAGACGTGTACAGGTCCTCAATGGAGTTATTGCCTGTTTGGTTGTCCTTGCACAGATACGTGAATGTACTTGCGTTTGGAATCGAGTTGATGATGTAGGAGCCGTCAGCGGTGACCGATTTAGTTCCAGTAACGTTGATAGGGATACCAACCGCGAGCTGGTGCTCAAGGCCTGTTCTAACGGTAATCTCACGGGTGCCAGCGTTGGTCGTGATAGAGATGATTCCCGGGATTGTGGTATCACCCGACTTGGAAAAGAACGAGGGCGTGTTGTTGATTAGCTCAACAGTCTCCCATTTGGTGGGCTGTAGGCCGTATTCAAAGTCGGTATCAATCAGGTTTTCGGGCTGTGATACGCGCAGCTTTGTTACCGGGTCAATGAACTCCTTAGGAAAAGTGATTTGTCCACCAGTTCCTCCTGAACCACCGGAGCTACCTCCAATAAATCCTGGCATTTAGATATCACCTTTCACTTTTGAAAATAATGTCTCAAGTCTCTCTCGTACTGCTTCTATTCTATACACGTTATACCCCTAACCACCAAGAAGCGGAGGTTGCGTAAGAGCCTCTCGGCCCTGACGGACCTGTAGAGCCAGTTGAACCTCCAGCTGCCTGAACAAACACACCTTCAAAGAATACATATGTCAATCCATTATTGATATCGAACCAGGTATCTCCGTTTACGGAATCCTCGATATTTGGCTGTGTTGCCGATGCCACGAACTTCCCGATTGGACCAGTTGGTCCAGTCGGACCAGTTGGACCAGTTACCTGTGACGCGGCACCTATTGGCCCGGTGTTTCCAAGTGGACCAGTTGGACCCGTTGGACCAGTAACAAGAGAGTCTGCACCTTGTGGTCCAACCGCGCCGGTTGGTCCTAAAGGTCCAGTGACACCTTGTGGTCCTGTAACACCTTGGATACCTTGTGGACCTGTCGGCCCTTGCGGTCCAGGCTCAGTGGATACCGCACCTGTTGGACCAAAATCACCCTGGATACCTTGTGCACCCGTGGGTCCTGTTGGTCCGGTAGGTCCAAGGTCACCTTGTGCACCCGTAGGGCCGATAGGTGCGGTACGAAGTACTTCCCACTTTGTTCCATCCCAAAACCAGGTATGACCGCCCGCTGCGAACTCTTCATCTAAAGCAGGGCTATTGGGAAAGTCAATCGCAGCCACTACTATCTCCGTTCATTTTGCAGGGGTTTACCTATATTATTGTATCTCTATTTGGGTAAGGTTACTCCGTGAATGGAGTGTATCCGGCGTTGCATTTTTCCGTAAACTGCATTGCCCAGTCCTCCGCGGCGACCACGGACTCCCATGGGCCACTGCGGTCAATGACGACTCCGTCTTTCAGGATTTCGCACATTGCCGGGTTGCTAGTTATGTCGAAGGTATACATTTATTTTCTCCTTACTAGATAGATATGGCTATCTTGCCGTTGTTTCCAACTGCTACAGAACGCGATGCCCCCATGTGAATGCCGTTTACACTTGAAGAGCCAAATGACGAGGTTCTTTGTACCCAGCTTAGCCCGTCGAATGACGTAGCAATTTTTCCATCGGCACCTGCGGCGGCATAGACGCCGTCTCCTCCGAATGAGACAGCATTGATTGTGCTGCTTCCAAACGATGATGATATCTGTGCCCAGGTGATGCCATTTGACGATGTTGCCAGCTTTCCAGCTGCTCCAAAAGCTATAACCTTATCTCCAGCGGGTACGACGCCTTGGATTCTTGTTGTCTCAAAGGACGAGGTTCTTTGCGTCCATGTAATACCGTTTGTTGAGGTGGCTAGTTTACCCTCGTCTCCAACTGCTACAAGAGTTCCGGAGACTGAGGTGATTCCACGGATAAACGATGTGCCAAACGAAGATGTTCTTAGCGTCCAGTTTACCCCGTCAATTGACGTGCCAAGCTTACCATCTCCACCAACAGCAATAAAGGCACCAATCGAAGGAGCGTAGTGGAGACCTAGGATAACACTCGAGCCAAAGGCCGAGGAGCGCTGAGTCCAGGTGACGCCATTACTTGATGTCGCAAGCTTCCCAATGCTCCCTCCTGCCGTGTAGAGACCAGCACCAAAGGTTGTAGCGTATATCGGGCTTGTTCCAAATGACGATGTTCTCTGTGTCCAGGTAATACCGTCAGGCGCGGTGGCTAGCTTTCCAGCGTTACCTGCCGCAAGGTAAAGAAGGTTGCCAAATGTCACGCTGTAGATGTTTGTTTCACCAAATGACGAGGTAGGAATCTGTGTCCACGACACAGGGACAAATGGGTATGCCTGTGAGTTGAAGATACCGTGCTGTGCAATCAGCATGGCTAAACCGTGAGGTTACCGGATAGTAACCAAGTGTCAGCGGATACCTTGATTAGTGAGGCTGTCGCGTACTGTGACTTGGTAATGTACTTACTTCCTTCACTTAGAATGGTTACACCAACACCTGGGCTAAACGTTGTCTGTCCTATACCCATCTGGGCTACAACAATCTGAGTTCCAAGTTCAAAGTTATACCCGATGTCCGGTGGAATTATTAGTGAGTGCGCACCTCCGACAAGCATTGATACCAACTTGGCTGCGTCACTTGCAATCAGCGTGTGCGAACCTGTGTACACATTTCCAGTCAACGGGAAGAACGCCGGTCCTGTTGGTCCAGTCGGACCTGTAGGTCCTTGTGCGCCAGTTGGACCTGTTACACCTTGCGGGCCGGTTGGACCGGTAACTTGCGAATCAGCACCTGTTGGAC